CTTATGATATAATCTTGGCATAGTCTCAAAGAACTTTTGGATACCTTCAAATGCTTTCACATTAAGGGAATCTACAAATTCATCTAATTCTCCAGGAGCACATTCAGAGGCAAGGTATACCTGATTCGAGTCATAAATGCTTTCAATACAGTCCTTAATCATTGAAATAGAAATATCAACCTGAGAAGCTTCTTCGCTATCTAAAGCATTAACAATACCAGCTGTCGGGAACTTTAATACAATACCAATATCATCATTCACTTTAATTTTGTTTTCGTTCTCAGGATTATACTGAATTTTAACATCGTCTAGTAAAACGTTGAATTCATATTCCTTTTCGTCTTCATGATCAATGTACTTTAACTTAGCAATGTTATCTACAGACTTAGATCTAATCTTAAGGAAAAGATACTCAAGATCAAAGGTTGTTAAAGCATCAACATCAACATCTGTGCCATCCAATAAGGTAACACAGTTATTAATAACCTGCTTTAGTGAATTGATCATCTCTTTCTTAGTTCCACCAGATTGGGCAATAAGAAGGATCTTCTCTTCTTTAACTAAGAACGGACGATACTTTGCATCTTTTTTAGTAGACGGAATTGTCACGTCAAAAAGAGGAATTTTAATTTTTGGTAAAGCCATAATATTCTCCTATAATATAAATCAGGTAAGGGTAGTAGTGTAGGGGTTAGTTGGCTCTCCTGTTGGAGCAGCACTATTTGTTTGAGTTCTTATACCATCAGGAACAAAGTTACTGAGATTTTCAATTTGTGCAGGAAGAGTTGCAGCTAATGTTGCTTCTATTGATTGATTCAACAAGTCATTCATTTTCGAATTCGGTGCAGAATCAATACCAAAATCTGTAAACGCGAAATCCACAGAAGTTCTAACATATTGATCAGTATTACCCCACCCTAAATCTATACCTCCGATTTGTTTTGCGTAACAATTTTTAAAAGTATAAGTCATAACATCTTCTTTTTTTTCATTATATATCATAACAGAAATATCAAATTCAATATCCTTTTTATATTGAACTTCATATGGAAAAAGACTGACTGATTGTCCTGATGAAGCAATTTGTGATCTCATGGTACTATAATTCATAAAAGGAGATATGTTTGATATTTCAATCAAAAAGTCTGATAGAACGTTAGATTTTGAAGATTGAGTTATTAAGTTCATCCGAACACTATCTTGAAATACTGGACGAAATGGAACATATTCTAATGGACCATATCCATACCTGCGTATAGCTTGAGTGTCCATACCAACACTTGGTAGAGCTACATTTTCAGTAAGAAATGAATACTCTTTAGCTTTTGTGTGATTTTTTATTAAAACATCATATAATGTTGGTCTTAATAATCCACTGGTTAAAGCATTATACTTAAAATTAGATATATTAAATCCAGCACTAGCAGCACTAGTTCGAGCAGGAGTAACAGTTACTTCCTGTATTCCCAGCACTGTTTCTTCTGGGAAAATACTTGTTGCATTTTTAGGTATTCCTGAAACTTCATTTCGACTAGCCATTTAGCGACCACCAATCATTTTCTTGGAGTCAGCCCAGACCTTAGTCTTGTTTGCCTTCTGAAAATTCTCTACTGGTAGAAACAAGGCGATATCCCATTCTGTTGGTACGATATTAATAAACTTTGAACGTACATGAGATGATAGATATCTCTTTACGCAGGGTTTTATATATTTATGCGTTGCAGCCCCATTCAATACACTGTATGTTATCTTAAGCCTTGCTTTGTCATCTAGCTTCGGATCACTTACATAATTGTACAACAGGTCCATAAGCTTGGCTCTTAAGACGTATGGTAGGTAATGGAGGTTGATGCCCATAAACCCATCGGGGGTTCGGTTGAATGGGAATATGAGAGGGAACTTATCATAGTAAGGAAGATCCTTCTTGGTCTTGGGATCATATCCAAACATATACATCTTACCAATCATGATCTGGTTAGTTAGGGCTTCGCGCGAGCGCATGAGCTGCCCTTCGTTGATGTTGTTGATCTTCATGGCAGTGTTGCGAAACCAGTCTCTTGCTTCCTGAGTTCTACCAGGAATCTGTCCTGAACGGACACCCTGTGATATAATCTGGTCGAATGATTGAATTGCCATTTATTTCCCGTATATCTGTTTCTCTGTCATAATCTGAAATTTCCACCCCTTATTCTTACAAAACTTATCAGCTGCCTCCCATTTTGCACGATTCACCAGATAAGTCGTAACTTCGTTAATGTATCCTCTGGTCTGCTTCTTAGGTGGCTTCGGCTGCTGCGTTTGCTGGTAAGGTTTAATTTCTACTAAAATTACATCTCCGTTCGTCTTTTTAACAATCATATCAGGGAAGTATCTATGCACCCGTCCATCAAGCGGGGACTTATAGGGTACAACGACCTCTTCACTTCCCCATCCCATGATCTCAGAGTTAGTATCAAAGAACATCATCATATGCAGCTCCCAAGAGCTACGATAAATAATCTCAGTGGGATTGCCTATATATTTACTCGGATTCTTAGGTTTGAATTTCCCTTGCATAATCTCACTATAAATACTATGTCCACCCAATGTATTTATAGGGAAACTAATGCCAGATATTATTAATTCAGCCTTTACTCTAAATGTAAATGAAACTGCATTGCAGAGCGGCTCTTTTGCGGATATAAATGCCCAAAGATATGCTAACCTGTTAGCAGCTGGCGCGATTGAATCTGTTATTCCTGATATTGGATTTGACAGAGGTATCACTTCAGCAGATTTAGATAACAGAAATAGTGTAACGTCGAATGCCTCTAATCCAGAAAATAAAATTGCATCGACTAAAGGTAAAACTGTTGGATTTCCCAATTTACAATATCCTTCAGAAACTGCTCCTTATTATATGAAATTTGATTTTGCTGATTATACAAGAATAGATCACTTAAACAAATCCAAATTTCAGCCTTTACAATCAATAGTTTTGCCATTACCTGATGGTAGTGGGTTGAATGACGCCACTAGTGCTAATTGGGGAACTGCAGATCTAGGAATGACTGGTGCTGCAATCGATAATATTAGCGGTCTTAATTCAATGATAAACAGTTTCACCAAAGGAGCTGAAAGTTCTCCTGGAGGAATGGGTGACAGGTTTGTTGCCGGTACACGTGCCATAGTTCAAAATAAGGCAACCCAAGATCTCGCTGCATATGTTATTGATCAATTTGCTAGAAATTCCGGGAGCGAGTTTACTAATGCTGTAATAATTGGAGAGCAAGGTGCAGGTGCTGCTATAAATCCAGGAATGAGTGCTTATTTTCAAGGTATAAATTTCAGAAGTTTTGCATTTAATTGGACGTTTGCTCCTAAAACTGAAGGGGAAAGTAAAACAATAAGAGATATTATTAATACATTTAAAGCAAGATCATTGCCTACTTTTTCAGGTAGTACCTCTTTATTGTTTAATTACCCCGCTGTTGTAAAACCCTCATTTTATTTAAGCGGTTTAGATCCAAAGGGTTTGGGAATTACTGCCTTTAAACAATGCGTTATAAGAGATGTTAGTGCTAGATTTTCACCACAAGGTGAAGCTCCTTCTTTCTATTCTACGACAGCTGCTCCAGTTTTCATTTCCTTAAGCATAATTCTTCAAGAAATCGAATACATGATGGCTAACGATTATGATCCAAACGCAAAAAGCTTTGGCGCAAATAAAGATACTGGTGGAGAACGTTTTGTTGATTTCGCTGTTGGAAATTTTAAACGTGTTGTTGATGTTGGTGTAGATGCTGCTGACGCTGTTGCTGCACTATTACGTCCAATTAAGTAAGGCAAAATAATGACTCAATTCTTTAAAAAATTCCCTTTAATAAGTTATGATGGTAGTCCTGCCGTCAATTTATTATCACGTGTTAAGATGTCTAAGCTGGCATTAAACACTCGTCAAGCATATTACCCTTATACGATTGTTGAAGGTGAAAGACCTGACAATCTAGCATATAACTATTACAGTAATTCAGATTATTTTTGGTTAGTTGGATTAGCTAACTCTATCGTTGATCCTTATTATGATTTTCCTATATCATCAGAAAACATAAATCAATTAATAATAAACAAATATGGCAGCATCGCTAATGCTCAAAAGACTATTTTGTTTTTTAGAACCAATTGGGCCAATGATCAATCAAGAATAAGCACAGCTGCTTATGCTGGTCTTGGTGTCGGACAAAAAAAATATTGGGCACCAGAAGTCAATCAAAATAATGGTATTATGGCATATATCCGTAAGAAACAAGATTTGGTTGTAACGACTAATAAAGTTCAACACTTATCTATTGATAATGCAAATTTTAATTTGCTCACAGAAAGTAATTATGAAATAACAGCAGAAAATACCTCTAATATTGTTGTTGACTATACTCCAGAAACTGTAACTGATGCAGCATTCGTTGCTGGTGAATTGGTTTCTCAAAATGGAGTAACCTTTGCTACTATAGTAACAGCGTCTGAAACTACTCTTGTTATTCAGCATACGTATGGAACT